ATTCGCGCGCATAGTTTTGAGCCGACAACAGCAGGGCTTGCGCCTTATCGTGCTCCATCTTGTCGATGACCGCCTGCTGCTTCGCAAACGCCGACTTGTAGCCTTGATGGTGCGACACGGCCAAGCCCGTGCCGATAAGCGCGATGATGGCAATCGGCTGCCAGTTATTCGCCAGCAGTTTCACGAGATTCATTCTCGACCTCCTGACGTTTCACGCTGACCAGCGAGCGTGCCACCGCATAGCCGCCGACGATGCCCAAATACACCGCCCAAACCTCCGCCGATGGATCGGGCAACATCACAAACTTAAACGTCCCCGCCGCGCAGGCAACATTTGCCCACAGTTTTGAGTGCGACACATTGCCTGTCGCCGGGTTTTTAAAAATATCCAAAATACGCATTGCTATTCCACAGTTTTGGTTTGCAGGTGCCGTTGCAGCATTTCCCGATAATTGGCCAGTTCGCCCTCCGCAAATTCAAACGCAGGCAAGTCTGCCTGTTCGCTTGCCTCACGGCTTTTGCGCGACCACAGCTCAATCATCTTTTCGTAAAACTCAACCTGTCCCATGATTAACGACGATTCTTGCGTTTACGCGCCGCACGTTTCGCAGCCGCCACGCCCGATTTACCCAGGCGCATAGACGGATGTTGTTTCAAATAGCCAATACTGGCAGGCTTAATCTCAAATTCAGGCAGCTGCGGTTTCAAGACAGACAGAGCCAAAGCAATCAAAGACTTTTTCATACCTTCGCCGCTCCCAATTCCATCGCAATCGCGTCCGAAATTGCACGGCAAATGCCCCATTTAGTCGCCTTAAACAAGGCCAAATCAGTGTCGTTGCTGATAAAAAACGGTTCAAACACAATGCCGCCGGCTTGCGCATAAGCCAGCCGCGAATGCTGGCCGGCATTATCCGGCTTAAAGCCGTCTTCGCCGCGCAGTTTCCAACCGGTCGCCTTGGCAACAGCCTTGCTCAACACCTGACACCAGCGTTTGTTTTTCGGCGTACTCAACGCCTCAATGCCCGTAGCTGCTTTGCTGACGGCGGCGTTGGTATGGAACTCAATCGCCACATCCGAGCCGCGAATCAGTTTTACAGCATCGCGCAGCGGCATATTGCCTTTGCCGGTGCCGTCTGTTTTAACGGTCAAGCCGTAGTCATCGCGCAAAATAGATGCCACGATGTTGCGCATATCCTGCGCTAAGTCCGCCTCACGGTCGGAGCCGTTGACCGCGCCCGGGTCGGTGTTACTGTGTCCGGCAGTCAGACAAATAATTTTGCTCATTAAAGCCTCCCTCAAAATCAGATTAAAATGCACTTTCAGAGGCTTACATTTTCAAACGGCATGGCTTTTGCAGCGGGCGAAACAGTGTCAGTAGGCAACAAAAAGGCCGCCTGAAATTTCAGACGGCCTATGCAATGAAAATTGCTATATTTTTCGTACCAGCATTACCAAATTATTTCCTTCAATCATGATTGAATAGTATTTACCTTTATATTCAAAATCCTTGCTCGCATTACCAGATTGCTTTACTTCCGGCGCCATATCGCCAATCGTTTTAACCAACAGATTGCCGATTTCGGTTTGCCCCATTTTTTCCGTACCATCAATGGCCGTAATCGTTTGTATGGTGGCAAACAGATTAGACAAATCAGAATTCAGCTGCGTGGCTGTCGACAGTCTCAACACCTCTTGTTGAGGGTTAGTTCCCACTTGGATGGCGCCGAAATCAGTCATCATCACAATTTGATAGCCACACTCATTTTCCTCAATATTCTTACTTTGCACCGTCGAAGGCGCACCAATACCTTTCAATCCTGCATCGATATTGAGCAGCAGCTTTTCCACCGATATTCCCATCGGCTCGGCACAAATCGCAGCCTGTTGGGGCGCAGTTTCCTGTTGGGGCGCGGCTTCCTGTTTGGCGGCTATTTCTTGGCTCCCGCAGGCAGCCAAAGTACAAGCCAACACTAAAGCAAGCATGAGTTTCATTTGTTTATCCCTATTCAAATTTTGGAAAAGAGTAGTCATTATAGATAAAAAAGACCCGTCTGAAATTTAATTTTCAAACGGGTTATCCCTTAAAACAAATTTTCCTGTTCCGCTTCCTTATCCGCCTGCTTCAAAATTCGCCACACATGGCGGTCGCTTAAGCGGTGTGCCAAGGCCAAATCGTTAACGGCCTCATATGCAGGGGTGCCACCTGCCGTCTGTCGGTCAAACTGACTGCGGATTTTACGGTTTCGCAGCTCATACAAGGCCGTCTCGCAACGGGGTATAAACAGATTGCACGGAGCCATTGCCTCCACCAGCCGACCGGCTGCCTCACTGCCGATAATCTCCTCCAAATACGCAACACGGGATTGACTGTTTTTCGTATAACCTTGCCGCAACGGATAAGTCGTACCGCCCATCAGGCGCACCAACTCCAGTGTTTCATTAAACCCGATGACCGTAATCAACGCCTGTACACTATCAGGGAGCAGATGCTTGACCGCGCCAAAATCTGCCGTCTCATACATCACACAGCCCCTTTCTTACGGCGGTTCGCCGCAATCTGCAACGCTGCCACCAGCTTGTGCATATTGCCGTCAGACAACCATTCCACACGATCAACCTTAAACATCTTTTTCGCCGTACCGTGCGCATAATTCCAGCTCCAGCCGTTATCCAGCAACAGCGCTTCGATTTTGCGCATCATCGGGTCAGCGGAAGAGCGGCGGTTCGGTCGTTGCCCCGCCGTTTTCTTCGGCTGAAACCCATGTTGGCGCAAATCCTCGACCACGCGCTCCAGCTCAGGGATACTGCACTCCGTACACGACCGCTTGCCCGTCACCCGCTCCAACACCGCGCGATAGGTACCGTCGTCCAAGCCTAGTTCCTTTTGAGCAATTTTAATTTTCGCAATCAACGCCCGGCGCATTATTTCTCAAATACAACATATAGTATAAATTAGCGCATATTATACCAATAAAATACAATATATAGTATTAAGTCGATGTTTTTTTGCGAAACTGACAGACACAAAAAAGGCCGTCTGAAACAGGTTTTAAACCCCATTTCAGACGGCCTTTAATCAAGCTTTAAACGCCAAAGAAAAATAAAATCAACGCAAGAAAAAACCAAACCACCCCGAAGC